TCACTGGAACATATGAGAATGCCAAGGTGATTGAAAAAGACAACAAGTCCATTATTTCTTATATAAAGGGTTCAAACGGTATTTTCTATTTGAAACCTGGATTAAAATTGACGATTAACATGGGTAGAATGTCCACACCGAGCAACAAGACATCGAATACGATTACAATGGGCTAGGGGGACGGATTATGAAGATTTATGCAACAAGAGAAAAGAACACATATGAAATAACCGGGTTGGTTCAGTCAGTTTCATGGGGCGGCAGCATCAGTCAAGCCGCCCGCAAACTGACTTTGAAGATGCTCAGGAGTTCTGATTACTACACTTCAAAATTTGTGCTGAACAACGGTGATATTGTGACTGTTTATGATGATGAGGAGAGGCTTCTCTTTCTTGGAACAGTCTTTTCAAAGGAGACGGATAGGAGTGGTGGCAGTATTTCGATTACAGTTTACGATCCGCTTGTTTACCTCACTAAGAACGTGACCACTAAAGTGGTTACCAATACTGCAATTGATAAGTTTATAAAGAGCCTCTGTTCGGAGTTTGGAATTGAGTTGATTCGAATTCCCAAGATCAGCACCTCTGTAAAAGAGATTTATCGAGACATGTCACTTTATGAAATTATTTCAAAAGCACTTGAAGTGCACAGTAAATTGACAGGCGTTGCCTATGTTTTGAGGGCGGAGGGCAACAAGTTTGCAATTGATGAGATTGGCACGAATTCGAGGTTGGTTGAGGTTGAAATTGGCAAAAACGTCATGAATATAACGGAGTCGGAGAGCATAGAGGAACTCAGAAACAGGATTGTCATTAGGGGCAAGGGTGACAATGTTTTGTACAGTGCAAGTGATTATGCCTCTATGAAAAAATATGGTTCAATGCAGCATCAGCAAACAGAAGACGGCATGAATCAATCTCAGGCGAGGGTTTATGCGGAGAAATTGCTTCTTGAAAAGAACCAAGAGGAAGTGCAGATAAGTGTTCAGACGGTTGGAAACTGTGAAGTGAGGGCTGGAGATAAAATTAAGCTAGTGGATGCCTTTTTAAATTTAGAAGGAGAATTTTTTATTGAGGAAGACAGTCACGAGTACAGTCCGGAAAGCTACACGATGAATTTGAAATTGAGAAATGGAGGGGCAGGATGGCAGGCGAAAAGCTAGTTGGCTTCATAAAAAACCAAGTGAAATCTGGCCCTCAAGTTGAACTTGGAACGATTGTGAGTGATCCGCCGCATCTTTCCATAAAACTAGATCAAATGAAAGTACCCCTCTCAGGGGATTTTTTAGTCTACGATGGGCGATTGCTTGAAGATGTGAAGACAGAAACCTGTGTGGGGAGTCGAGTGGCAGTGATGGCGATTGAAAGCGGGCGTAGATATTATGTTATTGGAAAGGTGGTGGAGGCTTGAAGATTATGTCTGATGCCATAGAGGAGGCTTTAACAGAAATTGAGGCTGATGATGGTTATGATTATGGAAGAGAGTGGGCGTATGATTTTGAAAAAAATCAGTTTGTGATGAAGCATGGAACGCCTTTAATCGTAACGGGCAAAGAGGCTCTTAAAATCTACATTGTCAAGGCACTGAAAACGGTGCGATATAGGTATCCTATTTACAGTTGGGATTATGGCTGTGAGATTGAAGATATCTTAGGAAAGACATTTTCTAAAGAGGTCATTGAGAGTGAAATCAAGCGGATGATTATAGATGCGCTTATTTATGATGACCGAATCGAAGAGGTAGGTGGGTTTGAAGTGGAGCTTGATGATGAACAGCTAAGGGTGAGCTTTAGAGTCAAAACGGTCTTTGATGACGAAATGGAGGTGACTGTAAATGTTTGAAACTGAAACTCAGGAAAAGATACAAAAGCGGATGGCGAGCACAGCCGCTGGAGAAATAAATACAGATGAAGGCAGTATGTTTTATCTGGCAACGGCGCCGATGTCGGTGGAGCTTTTGACGGCATATTCACAGCTTGAACAGGTATTGAAGCTTGGATTTGCTCAGTCCTCTTCGGGGGAGTATCTAGACATGCGTGCAAATGAGCACGGCGTCTATAGAAAGGAACAGTCAAAGGCAGAGGGCGTTGTCAGGGTAGAAGGATCTGTAGGAACAGAGATTCCAGAGGGGACGCTGTTTGCCACATCAGATGGAAGGACTTATGAGAGTGTGGGAGAAGCCGTTATTGAAGTGACATATGCCGATGTAAAAATCGTGGCAACAGAGTCTGGAACGGCCTATAATACCACTGCAAATGCAGTTGTGGAGATGCCTGTTCCAGTGGCAGGCGTCACTGCAATAAGAAACCCGCTCCCAATTTCAAAAGGCGCAAATACAGAGAGTGACGCCTCTTTGCTTGAAAGGCTTCTAGATCATGTAAGAAGGCCAGCTACCAGTGGAAATGTCTACCAATATGAGCAATGGGCTGAATCTATTACGGGTATAGGCGGTGCTAAGGTCATGCCTCTTTGGGCGGGTGCTGGCACAGTGAAGGTCGTACTCATAAATGAACTCAGAGAACCAGCAGATTCAGTGATGGTGGATGAAGTGAAAACTTATATTGAGTCCGTCAGGCCGATTGGTGCTTTTGTGACTTATGAAGCGGCAGAAGGCGTTTCCATCAATATAGAGGCAACTGTGAAGCTAAGTCAAAATGCGATTCTTGAAACGGTTGAGGCATCGTTTATTCAAAAACTCAGTGACTATCTAAGGGGAGAAGTTGCTTTTAAGATGGATTCACAGCAGAATCCAGTTCAGGTCTCCATGGCCAAAATTGGGTCGATGCTCGTCACCACAGAGGGTGTGGAGGATTATTCTGAACTGCTTTTAAACGGTGGAACAGACAGTGTGGTGTTGACTGATTTACAAGTTCCAGTGAAAGGTGTGATTCAAATTTATGAACAGAGTTAAGAGCATAAAGAGCTATGTCCCAGCTATGTTTGCAGAAGTTGAGCCGCTTCAGTCGATTTATACGGCATCTGGAACTGAGTCAGGTCTTTTGTTTGAAGCGATTCAGGATATTTTGAATCAGATGTATGTGGAGACGGCGACGTGGGGGCTGGAGAGTTGGGAGAATTTCTTCTATTTACCAGTTGATAAAGAAGAGCCACTGGAAAATAGAAGAAGTCGGTTAAAGACCATGCTGAGAGGGCAAGGGACTACCACGAAGGAAATGCTTGAAAGTGTATGCGCTTCATTTATAAATGGAGAGGTAGAGGTTATTGAACATCCAGATGATTCGGTATTCAAAATTAAGTTTGTCGGTAAAATTGGCGTTCCGTCGAATCTCGACTATATTAGAGCCACAATTGACAAAATTAAGCCAGCGCATTTGGAGTATGAGTTTATATATGTATATAACGTGTATGCTGCGCTTGAACCTTTTACCCACGATCACTTATCAGGTTACACTTATGAACAACTAAGAAGCGAGGTAATTATATAATGAAGTACACTAGTAATTATAATTTGAAAAAGCCTGAACCATCAGTGGATTACTATGACAAGGAAAACGACAATTTTAACATGGATGCAATTGACGGTGTCTTGAAGGAACACGCAGACGGAATCTCGGCAATTGAGTCCGAACTGACAAAAGTTTCGCAGACGATTGTACTTGATAAGGATGGGCAGAGTAAGGTGGCTACAGATTCACAGGATTCACCAGCGAGGATTGTGGAGCTGGGTGGGGTTACGATGTATAATGCAATAATGAATATCAACCCCACACTGACATATACACCCAGTGGAGAAGGGAATGCCATCAAGTTTTATAAAAACGGCCAACCTGAAGTAAATTCAGGATATTCAACAAGTTTTCAAGGATTGCATGTTAGTTCTGGAGATAAAATTTATATTTCAGTAACTACTACAGAAGCTACTTTATTGAATGGTCTTGTTGGGATTCAACATAGTGATTCGACTGAGGATATAAATACTATTAGTCCCGTAAGTGGAACAACAAAATATGTATCTGGCATAGTAACAGCAACAAAAACAGGTTTTGCAATACCGTTTGTTGCAGATAATAATAGTGGTATAGTAGCAGTTACAGGGATAGTTTGTGCATTTGCTATTAATCTATCTGGTACGCCACAAGCATTATTTACTACATCACAACTTTCTAGAATTGTTGGTGAATATTTTGAAGGGCAGAAAAGTCAAACGAAAGTTAGCGTATTGAGTAGAGGTACTAATATATTTAGTAAGCATGATGCGTTAGCAAGACCGAGAGGATATTTGTCAACTTTAGGAATAAACACACCCAGTGATTTATATTATAATTCAATTATTCACGTTACTGGTGGACAAACCTACTCTATAGCAAACAATGTATCAAGCAATACATTTTGGTTTGATTCAATTGGGAATACAAATTTAGGCACATTTGCATCTACTGGTGGGGTAGCCCCTCCAAATGCAAAATTATTAGGTATTACTTTAGTTGTTGCAAATATTAATACAGCACAAGTAAATAAAGGGACAACTCTTTTACCATACGAAGAATACCAAGGCCAAGAACTAACCATAGAATCAACAGACCTAGAAAAATTCGAATTCAGCCAAGTCCCCAATGGTACTAAGAACACTTACGAAGTAGCAGAAAATGGTGAGGAGGCGTGTTGGAAGAGAAATGAAACTAGGTTAATTGAATCGACAGATATAACTTTTGCAGGTACTGGAGTAAATATAGACATACATTTTATAGAAAGGCCATTTGCCAAATTAGGAAATCCAACAGTAATTACAGGACAGACGAACCTAGGTTCGTCAAAAGAAATTCTTTTAGCTGACTTCGATAACATGTTCCAAATTGGGAATTACTATGATGGTGATTCAGACACAAAATTACGTCTAGTTGTTCCAAAAGGTCAATCTGTAGCCACGACGCAAGCACAATATGTAGGAAAACTTATAACCTATCAACTTGCAACACCAATTAAAGTTGAGCCAAAAGACTCCCCAGCTTACGGAATTGTAAAAACAGGTTCTATAGCTAGCAATAGTGATTATACTGAGTTTATTCAACATTCAGCAGACCTCTATTCAGATGTCAAAATCCAATATTCGGCAACTTTAGCCCAAAGCATGGAGGATATTAAAACAACTCTATACAGCCATCAAATTATGCTAGATGCAAAAGCCAATAAAAAACAAGAAAACTGGTTTGACCCCACTCTTCTTAATGGATGGTCAAATTATGGTGGTGTATATTCAAATGTATCATATTTCAAAGATGATATTGGATTTGTTCACTTGCGTGGAAGTATAGTTGGAGGCATAAATACCCAAGGAACAACTTTATTTATTTTGCCAGCTGATTGTAGAATTGGAATTAACAATTATGGGATTTTTCCCGTGATATCT